GCTCCAACGTCGGCAGCGCCACCAGCAGGACCGATAGCGGCGGACATACCAGCAGCGGCAGCGGTGGAAAGCGAATCAAGCGCGTCCATAAACTCCTCTGGATTGTCAGGACTGAAAAGCTCGTCCATGTTTTTTCCGCCCTTGAGAAGATCATTCGCCGCTTTGCTGGCAAGATCATCGGCAGGGAATACGCGAAGGCCAAGTAACCCGCGCCCGAGTTTGTCAATGAGTCGGCCAAAAACGAACAGACCATTGATGGGCCCTAGAGTGAGAGCAAGTGTCCACTGCTCGCGGCTCAATTCACGATCACGATCCTCATCGTCACCAAGTAGTGAGGCGATCACAACGGCCATCACCTGCGAAACGCCAGCTTGGACAACGTGAGCGACGAGAGCCCTCTGAACGTCCAGCATCTTGTTTTTAGACTTGCCCGTTGCCAGCCTGCGAATTGCCATGAGCTCGATGGCTAGCGCCTTGCGTTGGTCAGAGACGAACATCGACATTGAGCGCATGAATGGATTTCCGTTACGCTCGTAAAGGGCGCGAGCGTAAACGTCGGCAGGCTGTGCCGAGGTGGCAATCATCTTTTCCACGCGAGCAGTTGCCGCATTGTCCGCCATCTCTGGCGTCATGCCTTGGCTGATGTATCCGCGCCGGTAGAAGTCGAAGGAGATGGCAGCGCCGAGAGCCGTCCAGCCACCGTCAACCGCAGACATCGGCATCATACCCGCCTGCATGGCAAGAATGGCCTGTGAGCCCGTCATGCTAGAGCCTTGCGTTGCAATCCTGGATTCAGCAGAGAATCCTTGTTCGATACGGCGGCGGATGATGTCAGACTTCCACATCGCGGAGACTTCGCGGGCAAATGTCTGCGGCTCCACAAATGCGCGAGCCATGCCCATCATGTAATTGTGAGCAGGAACGTCAGCGAGGAGCGGATTGAGCAGCGCGGGAGTCTGCTTGATGATTGGCGAGAGACGGAATGCCAGCCCCTTGTAGGCGCGATACTGCATAAACCAGCGCCAAACGCGGCTCATGTTCACAAGTTCGCTCGCGTTGTTTGTGCCGTTCTTCTCAATCGTGCTGATGTCTTGCTTCAACCGTTGAAGATAGCCCTCGCTTTTCTTTTGGCGGATGGCTACAGCCGTATCTTTATCGAGCAGCACGGCCTTCATATCCCGAATGAGTTCAGCGTGTGCCACCCAATGAGAGACGTTCTCCCAATGCGCCAAGAACACGGCCAGCGCGTCACTTTCCACCAGCGATGCCGTCGTGTTGACGCGGGACTTTGTGAAGCCAGCAGCTAGCCCGCTGTTCATGTCGGAGCTTTCCATGTCCATCACCTCTCCGCCTGCGTTCATGTTCCGGCGATGAATCGGAGAGTAGTTCTTAATGCGTGGCAGCGGCGCGTTGAACAGCCTGCGGTAGATGGGATCAATCATGCCAGCCGCATCTTGATAGCTGCCAGCAATCCAGCGCCCGAGCGCCTTAGCTTCGGGTGACAGGAACTTCTCAAGCTGCTCGAAGCTGTCAGCGTCCCAGCCGTCACGCTCCATTTGTTTCCGGCTCGCGTCTTGCATGGACCATAGCCACCACTGGATTCCTTGCGCTTCGGACATCTTGCGAGCGGTAGGCTCAGCGCGGCTTGTCACCTTCTCAATCGTCACCGTGCGCTTGCGTGCATTGGACGCGAACTCCTCAAGCGCGGCCTCGACTTCGACTTGCTCCAGCCCTGCCGTCTTGGCATCCATCGTGCCGTCTGCCAGCTTTGTCAGCGTGTCGATGTCCAACGTCACTTTCTCCTTTGTGACGCGAGAAATCACAACGCCGGAGTCTTTGATCTTCTGCAATTCAGCGATGCCGCGAGCGTGTGCGAACTTGCTGTCAGAGTTGAAAATGACCGTCAGCGCGTCCTTTTTCTGAGACTCCACCAACCGCTTGATGTCAGTCGAAAGGTTCGCCGCGTTGATGATCTTACCCGCGAAGTAATCGAGCGTTTTGGAATCTTCACCGAAGATCAATTCGAGCCGTTGCAGAGTCGTCCACAGAGCCTCCGACAGAACGCCACGCATCCCGAGTAATGCGCGCTTCATCACGCCTTTATTCAGGTTCGTGATGTTGTCGGCAATGGCAGCATTCAGTTCGTCGCCAGCGAGAATGGACGCTTGCCCATCTTGGCGCATATCATCAAGGAAGGCTTTCCGCTCTTCATCCAGTAGCTTCTTTCCTTGCTTGCCTTGCTCAATCGTCTCGTTTAGCCACAAGAAAGCGGACTCACGGGCGGTAGAATCTTTCGTGTCCCAGACTTCAAAGAGTCGGGCGATGCCGAGCTTTGTCAGCGCGTCTTGAACATCTTCAGCGGACTCTGATTCTTCCACCTGCTTTTCAAGCGCGGCCTGTTCTTTGGCTTGGCTTGCAATGTCCAGTTCGATGAACTCGGCAGCGTAATCGACCTGCTCCGTTGCCGTGGAAAGAATCTTACCGGAAATGCGCCCGCCCTTGTCCTTCTGCGACTTGTAGCGTTCAAGCAGTTTATCAACCGCCTCGCCATACTGATCCTTCAGATGCTTTTCGAGCAGCCTCTGCCCGCGTTCGAGTTGCTTCTGCAGCACCTTCAACCGCGCCGATTCGGAAGCCTTGCGCGCCAGCGTGACAAATCCGCCGATCTTCCCACGAATCTCCGCAGGGAACATGGCAACGATTGCCTCTAGGGTGATCAAATCACGGACGAGCGATTCACGCGGGGACCAGTCCTCATTCTGCATCTTATCGGTTTCGTCGCGCCATGCTTGGGCTTCTTTCGTGGCCTGCTCCAGTGCCTTTTTCTCGACATCACGCACGGCCTTTTCTGCCTTCGCGTAGCCTTCCTTGGCGCTTCGATGAGATTTGACGATTGAATCCAACTCTGCCCACAAGTCAGGAGCAAGCGCCCCCGTCTTTAGTAGCCCATCATCATACATCGCCTGTGCCATCTCGTTTGGCATAATGCCGCCCGTAGATGGGAGCCGAGTTGTTTTAATCGCTGCGGCAGCATCTCCTGAATCAATCTGCTTTTGGATGTCCGCAGGAATTTTACCAATGTCGAAAACCGTTTTGCCGCCATCTTTGAAAGTGACAACGACGGTCTTGAACGATGGCCCGCCGCTATACCAATTCGGAGGAATCCAGCCAGCATCATTGTAATCGCCAGCGTTGCCCTTTCCGTCAGTCTTGAGCTTGCCCATGCGTTCAGCCGTGGACTCAGACATAAGCCGCCCGTGATTATTGAGCATGTGCTTCACGAATGGATGATCTTCCAACGTGCCCACACCTTCACTCCACGCCATGAGCGTAGCAGGTGGCAGTTTCATCATTCCCTCGTCAATGAGTTCACGCTGGCGCGCACGCTTGCGGTAGGCTTGCTCCCTGTCCAAACTCTTGACCGTGCGCTTCTCCGAGATTGGTCGAATCTTGTCACCCTTCGGCGTCCACCGCTCAGTGCTCCACTTATCGCGGAGTTTGGCGAACTGGTGAATCACCTTCGATTTCACTTCGAGCGCGCCCGCTGGATTCTCAGCAAACTGGCGCTCTACTTGGTCGCTGAGTTCGTTTAGGTTGCGGATGGGAGAGATGCTAAAATTAATATTTGGCGTCTCAGGATTGAAGCGTTGGCTAAGTGGAATGACGTTGCCTGCGTTGTCGTAGGTTACTGGATCGGCGGATTTGATTTTTGCAGGGTCAATGATTGCAATTTCTTTCACAATGCCATCACCATTCATGTCCATCATTAACGCATCAATGGGCTTACCTTTAATATCTGCCGTCCGCTTGCCGCTCACCATTCTACCAGCGTTTTCAATTTTTAAATAAACGCCGTATTCTTGAGGGCCATAACTTGCATAGCTGCCGCGTTGAGGCGTAAAGAAAGTCCCTGCCCTAAAATCCATCGTTCCAATTATTTGCCCACTTCTTGCGCGTTCAACAAAACGCCGCACTTCATCTTGCGTTTTGTCACCTGTCATTGTTTCGCGAGCAAAAGGCTGAAATGAATCTATTCCTTTTGGCCCATAATGCCACACTGGGCCAGTGTTAAATCCAGCCGCCTTCGCCACAGCATCCACCATCTTCTGCAACAACGTGCGATTCTTCTCAGGATTCTTGGCAAGCTCAAGATACTCGGCATCCTGCGCGGGAGTAACGCGAGAGATGGAGAACGTCCCATGAGCCGCGGCATAGTTTGCCGAACTGGCCTTAATGCCCTTTTGTGCATTGACCGTCTGGCCGAGTGCTTCGAGATGGTCAGCGACCTTCTGCCGTTCTTCGTCCGAAACCTTCGCAGGATTCCACCAATACACAACGCCGTCGGTGGGATTAAAGCGGAAGTCCTTCGCATCGTCCTCCGTGGCGATCTCGCGGAAGTCTGCGTGCTGCGCTTTGCTCAAGTCAGGAACTTTAACCGCGATCACCTCGCCGTTTGCGACGGTGCCGAGGTAGCCTTTGGAGACGCTGAACGCCATGTTGCCAGCGTCTAAAATCTCCTGCGCTTCCTCGACTGCCGCTTGCTCCATCTGCTTCACCTCGTCAATGCCAAGCACCTTATTGACGAACGTATCCCACTCCTCGCCGATCTTGCCCTCATCGCGTGCTTTGACGATAGCTTTAACGGTGCCGAATACGCCTTTGAGATAGGCGGAGAAGGCGCGGAACATCGCGAGGATGCGACGAAATGCGCTCGCTTCTGCCTGCGTCTTTGCGCCCATGACAGCCGCTTCGATGGCGCGGGAGATGGAGCCGGGACGCATACCAGTAGCGCGGCCCTGTCGGTCACGCCCGAGCACGTCACGAATGACCATCTCAGAGACGGTTTCTCGAAGCATTGTCTCATTGCCCTCGCCCTTTGCGAGCGTGCGCAGATTCTCGATGAATTGACCTTCCTCCGAATTGGCAGGCTTGGAAGCCTCGAAAGCGGGCAGCAAGGCACGCATGGCCGTCCGCGTCTCCTGCTCTGAGAATGTGCCGTTTGCCATCCCGAGACGCCATGACGATTCGATGTTTTCATGCAGGAACGTGATCACCTGCGGCTGGCCTTCCGCCTGTGATTTGTAGAGGTTCAGGACGCGAGCAACGCCTTTAGCCGTGTCAGCCACGCGCATAGGAAACACGTCGTTGCCACCGTTCACATGGGCGAAGATGTCCTGTGTGCCCGAATTGATGCCAGCTACTTCCGCTTCTTTGCGGATTGTTTCGAGTGCAGCGGCATCAAATGCTCGGGTTGCGACCACGTTACCCGCGGCATCACGACGAACACCGAACACGCCACCGCGCCCGACTTTGACCGTCTCGCCAGTAATCACCGTTTCAGCCTGCCGCCCTGCCGCGTAGTAATCGTCAATGACGTTCACCAGAGCGTCCGCCTCCTGCTGGCTTCCGACTTGGCGCAGATCCACCGCGATACGACGAGCGGCCTCCGCAGAGTCCACTGTGACAACATTCCCGTCACCGGTGCGGACCTGCCAGCCCTGGGGCGAGCGGGTCACGTCCACGGTGTATTCTGGGGAGGATGTGTCTTGGAGGGCAATTGCTTGATCTTGAACCTTTCGGAGCGCGTCTAACTTGCTCGCATATTTCTCCGCTACTTCCGCCGCCAACTCTGGCGAACGCCTACCCATTGCATCCTTGAGAGCCGCTTCGGCCTCGTTCGTTTTGCCAGCGGTGGCAAGCTCCAGAATCTTCACGCGGTCAGATTCGATGATGCCCGCACGCATGAGCAAGTCATTGTCGGCAAGCATATCGTTCACCTGCTGCTTATTCGCTGCGGTGTTCACTCCAGCGCCAATGAGCATGAGCGGCACCATGCCGATTGCCACGTCTGCGCGAGTGCCGAGAAACTCTTCTTTCTCCTTCTGCCAATCCACCTGCGGGACTGACTGACTCAGTTCTGAAACCATCTCTTGAATGACAGAAGTGCTCAAATCTTGAGCAGCCTCAACGGTGTTTTCAAAAGCAAACAAAGCGCCACCTTGAGCCGCTGCCTTTTTGGCAAGCTCCTTGGTGACTCCTCCCATGATCATCTTGCGCACGTTTGGCGCGAACTTGCCCAGACCAAACAGCGTGGCTTTGTCCATTGCCGCCTGCGCAGCGCCAGACAGCACCGAGATAGTCGCGGCATCCTCTGGATTCATGTCTGGGAACTCAGTCAGCAATTCCTCACGTTCAAGGTTTGCGTAACCACCACCCGCCATAAGCAAGCCTTGCGGCCCCATCGCCAGCGGCAGCATAAGAGACAAGCTAGAAGCTGTCCCGCTCGCCATCGTGCCGAGGATAGAATCGTCCATCGGGTCAGTGCTCAGCGCGATCTTTTTCAGTTCACGCTCTGCCTTGAATAGACTTTTGGCACGCTCCTTTGCCTCCATCACAAAAGCCTTTTCATCCTCACTCAAAACACGAGCAGCGGGGAGTTTAGGCGCTTCTGGATCATAAGGAACGCGGGACGCAATCTCTGCCCGCGCTATCGTATCCATAACTTTGAGCGCATCTTCAACGGAAGTGATAGGCTCAGCGATGGGTAATGGCTGGGACGGGTCAATCTTGCGTGAGACTTCCTCACCGCGACGACCAGCGCCAAACATGCTGTCAATGATGTTCACGGCACTGCCTGCAAATGTCCCCGACACATCGCGCTTGCCGCCCTCTTCCGCGACCTTCTTAGCACCCATGAGAAGCGAGCGAATGAGGATATTACGGTCACGCCCTTGTGACTGCGCCAGCGTCCAAGTAAGTTGTTCGACAGTTTGGCGGTCTTCATCCGTAGCCTTGCCCTGCTGAATTCTGCGCATTGCCGGAGCCGCAGCGTCAATCAGTCGCCGATGTGGCGCGAGTGCTACGGATGTCTGAAACAGCGAATCAGCAAACGTCACTTTTTCCTCTTCGGTGGCGTCTGGATATGACTCCTGAAAGCGTGCCAACTCGCTCGCCATTGTTGCGCCAGATAGCGCCGACTCCATGCCGGTAAGTGCCGATTGCTTGCGCTTTTCGGCGCGCACCATATCAGCATCCAATTCAGACTTTGCCTTGCTGAAAAAAGTCGAATCATCGAGCGGTTGATTGCCCCATTTTTGGGAGGCATCCGCTTTATAGAAGTCGTAGCGCTTTCTCACGTCTGCCTCATCGGCGTTGTAACGGTCAGCCAGCCAGAGAATAGAAGCCTCGCGGGCGCGCAACTGATCACCAAAGCCGGGCTTGGCTCGATTTGCCTCAACAAATGCGGCATTTTCAGTATCCAAGACGAGAGGGTTTTGGAACACCTCCTGCACACGCTTCTTGCGGTCTTGCTTCAACTTCTCCTGCGTAGGCCACAGCGGAGCGCCTAGCGTCTCCTGCTGCGCCCTGTAGTCAGCAAGGAGTGATGCGGCACGCGGACGCATATCCTCTGGCATGGTGTCGATACCTTGGAAAAGCTGAAAAGCGTCGTTTTCGTCAATGACCATATTACTTGCCGTATTTTTTCAGAGTTTCGTTAAATGATTCCTCACTCATGCCGTCGTTTTGAAGCGATGGGATAAGAGGGTTAGGCTTCACTGGTTTTACTTTGACCCCCTTCATAGTGGACAGATCAAACATGCGGGCCGTGATTTCTGACTGATCCTTGAGTTTCCCGGCTTTAACTTCACTTTCAAGCGTGCGCCTGATCTCGCGTTGAATCGCTGCCGCCCTTTCGATTGCCACCTTGTCAGGCTCAGTCAACGGCACGGGCTTGCCCTCATTCTCCTTCACATCTGAAGGACTTTCGCCAAACCATCCCGGCTTCATCACAAATCCAATTTTCTTTGGGTCTTGCATCACAGGCTTGCCGTCTTGCATCACGGGACGCTCCAACGGGAAAAGACCACCTTGGCGAATAGAGTCTTCCAACTGCTGCATAGCCGGGCCGATGTCAGTCTCAGACGTTGGAGCAGCGGCATCACGGTCACGGCGCTTTGTGAGTTCGGAGCGGAGATTATCCAGATAAGGACCATCGAAGCGCGCCTCAAAAGATGCCTCCATTTGAGTTGCCGCCGTTACAGCCTCGCGAGGGTCAACGTATTTACTCGGGTCAAACGACATGGCCGCAGTGAGTGCGCTTTCAAACTCGGCAGGATCGTTGACGCTGCCAGTGGCGAGGGCCGCGATGCTGGCGCGGTCAAAGTCGGTCAGACTTGCGTCTTGTTTTAATTCGTCAGCCGATGGGATGTCATGCAAAGCAAGCCGCTCCTTATATTTTGTTACAGCGTCACGGCGCTTGAATGACTTCGCTTGATAAGACTCACGCTCAATGTTCACGCGGTCCTGTCCTGTGATCTTACCTTCGCGTTCCTTCACAACAGCCAACTCTGCCGCCATGTCTGGATTGTCGTTAGCTATGACCATTAGATCATCCGCTTCCTTTTTTCTCGCCGCTCCATTTTTGAGCCGAGCAATCGCCAGCGCCTTTTCGTCGGCAGGCATCGGGCTTTGCTCAATAACAGCCATCGCTGATTCAACGTCGTTGTTTGCCAGCGCCGTGTTTGCCTGCGTATTGGCGCGCTCGATTTTGACGGCTTTGGCCTTTTCCATGGCGTCAGCTTGCACACCATCACGCCACTCTGGAAGTCCAACGTTAGACGCAGCGGCAAGCCTCATGGTTTGCCCAACGGCATCAACGTCGCCGTCGCGGATGGCTTGAGCGTTTCGATTCAAAATGCTTTCTTTTGCCCTCGCCTGCGACTGCTCAAAAGCCTGCCCACGAATGTTCAGCGTGTGCCGATCCGCAAACTGCCCGAACGACTGCGTGAGATTGAGCCGCGTCTTGTCCGAGACTTTGAGCCCATCGAGGCGCTTTTGAAGGTCAGTGCTGCGTTTCTGCCACGCTGGCAACCATTCGCTTTGTTCCTGAACTTGCTGCTGGAAAACGCTCTGCTCGTCCACCGCTTTCCTCATGTCGCCTTCAAACTCGATCATGAGCCGGGCATCGTCGGCCTCCTGCTCTTTTTGCGCCATGTCTGCCAACTGCGCGCCGATACCCTGGAGCGCCCGCCCCATGCCGGTATCGCCAGCCGTGAGTTGCGCCGTTCGTGCTACCATCGTGCCGCTTTGCTGGAGCGGGATAGCTCCGCGATTCATGAGGGGGACTTGTGTCGGCATAATTAGAGGCCAGATGGACGGGCAGAAACGCCACGAGGATTAGTGTAACCGGCTGGCATCGCTACGCCAGAAATAGAAGCGGTTTTAGGGCGGTTTTGATACATGCCATAAGCACTTCCGGCAGCGGAGGCAAGACCAGAGACGAGCGATGCGCCAGCCTGCCCGCGCAGTTGCGAGGCTTGGCTGCGGCCTTCAGCGAGGATACTCTGCCCCTGCGTCCCTAGCTGCCAGTTGCCGAGCTGCGTTTCCGTCGCCATGTCAGACGAGCGGCGAGACTGCGCTTCGACTGTATCGGCCATGATTGCCAGCGGCGTTCCTGTGCTTGTTACAAAGCCGGTGCCGACAAGATCGGCCAACTGAGTTGCACGTTCACGACGAGACTGAATGGAGAGACGGCGCTGATTTTCGGAAAGCTCGAGGTTCTTCCTCTTCTGCTCTGCCGCGATGGCGTCAGCCTGCGCTTTGGCGTTGTATTCGCTTTGTTTCGCGGCTTGCTGTCCCTGCTGATAGGACACAACAGATCCAGCCGCAGAAGCTGCCACAGCGACGACTCCGTAAATAATGCCAGCGTATTCAGCCATGATGAGTGAGAGTTGCTTGAGTGTAGTTTCCTGCCGTTTTCCAACCGAGTTTTTCCGCTTCGATTGCCAGACGCGAGTTGATGAAGGTTCTGATCACGCAGTAATTGACGCCGCCGAGTTCATTCAGCCGCTTCATCCAGTCTTGAATCACGCGGAAGACATCGGCGAGAGCGGCACGAATGACCTTCGCGGAAGTCTGGGGACGTGAGAAGAGATTGTCCAAAGCGATCACCGGCACATCGAGCAGCATGTAAGCCCACACGGCCAGAACGGGAGAGCCTTTCGACTCGGCGAGGAATCCGTGAGGAGACAGTAAAAGCGGCTCAAGAACGCACCCGCGCTCCTCCGCCCACGCCGTCAGTGTCGGCATATCTTCGGGAAGGACTTGGCGGACGGTGATCATATTTCATTCTGCCACTGGTTTAGAGTCGTTTCAACTACCGCTTACCTCGCCTTTTAAGACGTAGCCGAGGAGGCCGAAGGGAACCGGGTCGTCGTGCTGGATAGTGAATTCGGTTGTCGGCCCCCAATCGGAGCCAATGTGTAGATCAATTCTTCCAGTGAATGGCTTATCGGTGCCAGATGGATATTCGATGTCGAATCCGCCCGTGGAGTAGCCAGTAGCTCCGAAGGCGTATCCAAAGTCACCTGCGTTTGCTGCATACTTCCCGCCGAGTGAGTTATCGAGAATCAACTGGACGCGGTTTGCCCGCCAGTGCCTGCCCTGCCCGGTGCCGTCTTGAAGTTGCGCGTCCAAAGGAAATCCCTGGACGGTGGAAAGCACGGGTAGTCCGTAAAACCATGACCCAGCGACTCCGGTCATATTAGTTAGCGCTGGAGCTTCGTAATGGCCCACAAACGCAACAACCACAATGCCCACTCCAGAATCACTGTCCGGCCACTGCCAGCCGAGTGACGCGGTGATGAAACTGCCAGCCTCAATGAAGCCGTCATTAAGCCACGCGAGGATGTTAGAGCCGCTGGTGTAAAAGCCTGGAGCGGCAGGCGATCCAGACGCGGAGTAAGTCAGAGATTGAGCAGCATCGACAAAGCAGAGAGGTTCGTCGTTGGAGTCCTTCCGCTCGTCCATGATCCACTTTAGAGTCGGAGAATGGAGCCGCTCAATGAAGCGATAAGATCCCCGCAGTGTTGTGACATAAACCTCGTCGATGTCGTTTCCGTAGATCACTGCCACACTTTCAAACGAGTGCCCGTCAGCGTTGCCAGTCGTGTGCATTGCCCAAGCCGTCACGCTCTGTTCACGGTCATAGGTGAAGCTGTAGAGCTTCCCGGTGTCTGTCACCGCCCACACGATGGGCGTCGGTGAAGACTGATAAGCTGTCTGCACGATTTTGCCATCAAGTAGGCCGACGAGCTGAGTCATGTCGGGAGCGGTGTAACCATCCACTTGAAATGAATAAGTGAACTCGCGCATTGAGCGGCCAGAGCGTGAAACCCAAAGAAGCGACTCGGCCACGACTTCAGGCTGGATGCCATAAGAGCCGTGCTTCGTGCGCATTCGTGCCCGCGCCTTCGTTGGCGTGATCACCGTTTCAGCGTCTCCGCCGTCAATGGTCCACTCCTGCCCAGACGTGCCGACGATCATTGCGCGATTGTGCGATGCCAGCCAGAGAATATCATTCGCCTCAGTCGCGCCAAGTGTGACATCCAGCCCCGAGTCATCCAGCGAGCCTGTGAGGAAGTTATAGAAGTCATCGAGTTTGCTGCCCCAGATGCGCGAGCCTTTGCCTGTAGTGCCGCCATACCAGATTCGCCCATCATGGAAGCACACTGCACGCGGATAGCCTTCAGTGGGAGAGAAGGCAGGCTTGCGGTAATTCGTGGTTGAAACGCCAATCGCTGCCGCTGGCGGTAGCTGGTCGTTTACGGTGATGAGCTTGCCGCCAACGACAGTCGCGGAGGTGTAGCTTTCAATCAGGAACGGCATTTTGATCACTGAGGACACAGCCTCGATCTTCATCACGCCGCCAGCGCCGCCGCTCGTTCGCGCTGCGCTGATGCGATACCACGCCCCCACGTCTGGAGCCGTGCCATCGTAGCTGATATTTCCGTCGTTCGCTGCTGTCTGATTCCAGTCCTTGATCTTGCTCCACGTCACACCGTCGAGCGACTCTTCGAGCGCCAGACTGCCAAGCATTGCCGAGGCGCTATTCCATGTCGTCGTGACGAGGAAACTGCCTTGGATGAAAAGCGGCTCAGTTGGCCCGATTGCCGTTCCTGCGGACAGGATAATCGAGTCATACCGGCCCGTTGTCCCAAGCTCCAAAAGCCAATTCGTCCCCACGTCGGAGGATGTGAAAAGGTCCTCAGTGGCGACGAGGTTAAAAGCCAGTCCAGAAAGGTCATTACCTGCGCTGCTGATCTTCCAGAAGGAAGTCCACGCTTGCCCGTCTGAAGGACGATTGCCGCCACTTTTACCGAAGCGTCCATTGATAGGAGCAGAGGCAACGTGTGACTGGCGGCATTCATAAATAACGGAGTTATAGCGAACCTTATTCGTGGCGCTGTAAGTCGTGCCCGCTGCCCACGCTGCCACCGTCACGGATGATGTGCCGAGATTCCAATATGATTCCCAGGCAGAGCCAGCCCCAGGCTCGTCCACCGCGTCAGCCGTCGCTCCGCCGTGTGCCGTATGGCACGTAAAGATTTGCCCCTCGTAAGGCGCTGTCAGCCCTAAGACACGATCACCAACAGCGTAACCCGTGGCTATCTGAGTCCAGACCGTTGCAGAGTTTGCGCCCACTCCCGGCTGCGTCAGCGCTGCGGATGTGTGGTCAGCGATACAGGTATAGATTCGCCCCACCGTTGCGCCCGTGCCTTGGATGATGTCGCCCGCTTTGTAGGCCGTGGCAGTCGCCCACGAGTCAGCCCACTTGTTGATGCCGGTATATTGAACCTGAACAGCGATGCGCGTCTCGTTCAGGTCGAGGTAAGGAGCGAACTCGAAAGGAACCTTTTCGAGTTGCCAGTGAGTATCCGAAACGCGGGTAAGTCTGCGCGGAAAGTGGTCTGGATGCGTGAGAAACATCACGTCATTTAGCTGCCGATATTGGAGGTCGAAAACCTCGGCGGCAGAATATGGCGAATCAATCACGACATCCGTCGTTGTGCTAGCGGTTGGCCCACCAATCTGAGTGAACTTCCCGGTCACGCTCGGATCTGCCCACGGAGCGCCAGCCGGATTGAAGGTGTATGACGTGTGACAAACCCAGTATTCAAAGTTTGGCGACGACCCATACTGAACGATTTCCCCAAGCTCGTAATCGCCAGACCCAATAAAGACGGGCGCTTCAAAAGCCTGCCCAATGACACGCATGTAATCGTCGCCCCATTCAAGAGCGAAGTTCACCTCCGTTGAACGCCGGAACGGAATCAGCCTGGCCTTTTCGGTGTCATCTCTTTGGCGCTCAACGTGAAGAAAGCCGGGTCGCTTGAAAACTCCACCGAACGGAGTCGGGAGCATGTTTTTCAACTGAACGCAGCCCGTGCGAATCTTTTCAAGATCAAAGCGGCCCGCGAGCTTCTGACTCATCAGGCCTCCGTTGAAATTAGCGTGAAGTGTGTTCATAGAAAATTGCGACGAGCGCGGACAACACGGGAATCGTAGTCAGGATCAATGACGCGGCCCTTGCCCTGCCTCGCGTCTTGCCCTTTAGCCTTTGGCCCGATTTGCTGCTCGAATCTGCCGCGCAGTTCTGCTGCTTTGCCACTCGGGCCGGTCAAGTCTTGCGCGATGTAGGAGGCCAGCAGAAGCGCGAATGCGTTAATGAAGTGCTGGCTCCATTCCGTCTGCGTCTCATTCTTATAGACGTATCGCAATGTGACGATGTCCTCATTCGTGAGCAGCTTGCCAAGCTCCACGGCGTAGGGAACGGAGTCGTTTTCATTCGCCTCGAATCCGTTGACGTTGACCACGCGCAGGCAGTCGGCGGGAAGCGTGTGCTGGTAGTCCCAGCCGAACAAAGGGGCGAGAATCCATTCCCCTGTGCCGCTCGTGTGCGATCCGCTGAAAACAGAATCTTGCAGGTCGAAAGTGTGTTGGGTGATCCTTGTAATATACCAAGTACCATTTGCAGCCGGAACGCCTTGAACATTCCGCATGTGGATTCTGTCACCCGTCTGCATTGAATGCGTGTTGTGCGTGACACGGATCAATCCCGAGCCGTTATCGGCTAACGCCACGCCAGATAGCGCCGTCCATGCAATCTCATTGCGCCACCGCTTCGTTGCGAAGTTCCACGGATGCGAAGCTAATGCCTCATCCCTCGCAGGATCAAACCACTTCCGGCATGTCACAGCCTGCGGAGTGTTGTCAGTTAATAGCGCCGTCAGCGACTTGCCGCCGATTAGCGAGATGGCAAGATTTGCAATTTCAGTTTCAGTCATGGCTTTTCAAAAGGAAAGCCCGACGCAGATCACTCCACGTCGGGCCGGTAACACCAACAACACGACCAAGCGTTGTTCCCGGTTTAGCCGAGAGTGTAGGCAAGGTTCCAAGACTGCTGATGGGATACAGCAGTAGTAACCGTGGTCCAAGTGACGACGATCCAGACATCCGTGGTGAAAGTCACGGGATTCAGGAAATCGACGCCAATGGTTGTAGCCTCAGAGAAGAACTTGCGACCAGCGGCAGAGCCGAGCGCAAGATCGGTTCCAAAAGCGTCCACATCGACAACAACGGGAGTGTCAGCGGTTGTGAAGTAGCCAATGGAGCCAGTGCAAGCCGCGCCTGGATCACCGTAATCCACAGAGCAAAGCTGAGGAATGAGGCGGGAGCCTTTGGGAAGCCGGACGAGGTAAAGCGGGTCAGCCGTGGCAGCGGTGTAGCCGGTTTTCGACACTTGGACAAAGTGAAGATTGCCGCCCGCTTGCTTGAGGTTAGGAGCCGCCGAGGAATCGGTGGATGCGCTATTCTGCGCCGTTGCGAATGAAGTGAAGACGTTAGCCATAATAGTGAGTGATTGAGAGTTGAGGTTTAGAAAGGGGCGGTTTTTAGACCGCCCCGTTCAAGTTCAGGTTATGGGCTTTCGTCAGCGTAGATGCGGACGACACGGGTGTTCTCAGTGCGGACAGCGCCAGCGCGATAGACACCGCGAAGCTGTTTCGCATGACGGCGGTCAGGCAGGAGGTCGATGTGAACGGTTCTGCCGATTTCCGCAAACTTGACGCCAGACTTGTGCCAGGCAAAGCAGGTGCGGACATCCGTGCTGGTGTTCAGGCTCAGACGCTCAGTGCGAATGAACTTGAAGCCAGCGAACATATCCACAGAGCCAGAGGCAAGAGCCTTCACGTTCACGAAATCGCCAGAGGTGATTTGAGTCGTGAGGAGCATGTCCTGAAGCTGCTGCGCCGAGGTGGCAAAGTAGCGCTCGCCGTCGTCAACTTCGGCCTCGTCCAAAATCTTCTTGGCCTGGAGAATCTTCGCCACGGTCAGGCCGCTGTTAGCGGTAGAACCGGAAGCGACGTAATCCACAGCAATGGAGAAGTTCGAGTCGAAGGCGTCAGTCGTGGTGCCGTCCTCACCGATGTAGCGAGTGGCGTCGAAACTGGAGATGATGACCGAATCCTTCGTGCGATTGCTCGCAGCTTGGAGGCTCATCACTTCGTCCGAGTCGGGCAGAGCGATTTGACCAAGGTTGATTTCATCGTCCTCATCCCAGACTTTCACGAACTCGAAGCGACGGCGGTAGATCCAGTATTTTGTGCCGGTGGAGTCACCGTCTGGAGTGTCGCCCTTGCGAGTGGTGATCTCGGTCATGGTGCCGAGGTCAAGCATGTTGTATTGCTTCCGCTTGCCGGTGAAGGAATCGGATGTGACGGCTCCGCCAAGGCGGGAGTCCGTTTGCTGGGCTTTCATTTCCCAGTTCGTTGCGACTTCTTTTTCGAAGAATGTAGTGAGTTCAGCCATAAAATTGCGAGAATTGCGACTTGTCCGAGTCGGGACTTGTCAGGATTGGAATCCCTTGTTTCTCGCGGGTGTCTGCGTAGCAGGCCGCTTGTAACGGGTGCAGGCAGGTGTCGCACGTTGTGCGGCTGCTTTGACTCGCCGTGAGTCTGCTAGATTACTTCGCAGATGTCAAATAAAAAAGCGGCCCCCATTTCTGAGGGCCGCCGCTCGTCGGCTTTCTTTTCTTACGCAGGTATTCAGCCAGAACCTCGCGACTATCACGAGCGCCTCACAATGTCGCATCCTTGACGCCTTGCAAGCGCATCATTAGCGCCTGTGCCTGCGCCTGCCGTTCCTTGCCCTCTTTGCCGTTATAAGCCGCATGCCAAGGATTCGCGGGATTCCTGCGAATATCCTCCGCTTGATCCGCGCCCGTCAGCCCCAGCCCTACCTTGTTTGAGGCCACAAATTTGTCTTCCTGAATCAGCGCGGCGGCAGAGTAAAGCGCCTTGATCATCTTCGCCGAGTTGCCTATTTCCGCGTCTTTGGGGTCCAGCCCCAGAAGCTCCGCCGTTTTCAGCGCCTTGCCGATGTTGTTTTGATAGTTCTCGCCCCATTCTTTTTTCAGTGCATCGCGTTCACCCTGGATAAAGGTGTCCAGTTTCGCCTTGCCGCCAAGGTTCATCTTAGCCATGCGCTCAGTGTCGTAGGCCACCAGCTTTTGAGCCTGCGCAGGAGTGAGGCCGAGTTCATGCGCCAGCGCGCCAAACTTGCCGACTTCTTCCTCGTTCCACTCTACGCCTTCCGGCAGTGCGTCGGGTTTCTTGAGCCCGTAGCCGGTCACGTCGTCAGGAACGCCGATGGCCTTACGATAGGCCGCAATTTCCTCGGGCTTTGCGTCAGGACCGGGAACTTTGACGCCGGGAGCGACACGCTGGCCGATGAGCTTTTGAGCGTTGCCGTGGCCTCGCAGGAGTTCGGCGGCATTCGGATACTTGCCGAGAGTGCCAGCGTATTCCTTCAGGTCAGGCGGCAACGTGTCCACCCATCCCTGCTTGAATGCGCCTTTGTCATCGAGTGCAGAGCGGAAATCCCACTCTCCGCCAGTCGTGGCAGTGGTCGTGGTGGCCGCTGCCGTTGTGGTTGTAGCTGCCGCCTGTGTGGATGCCCCAGCATCACCAGAAAGCAGCGTGCCGCCACCTCCACCACCGTCGCCACCTTCAGGAGCAAAAAGAAAAGTTTTCATTACTCAGCGTCTCCTTTCTTGTCAGTGGTTTCACCGGGGAGCTTTTGCAGTTTTGCGATGCGTTGCTGTTCGCCCGCGTCACGCTCAGCAAGTGACGGTTGTTTGCGATTGGCCGGGTAGATCACCGCGAACTCTTCCACCGTGGCATGAGTGCGAACCCACTCAACGAAAGCGGGCGTTTTGTCGCCCATGTCTGGCAAAGTCGGAGGCGGCGGAGAGATGGCGGAGAACTTGGCGACGAGTTCCTGTTTATTCAGGATTCGCGCGTTGAACTGCGGCTCTTCCTGTTTGGCGGCTGGCGCCACGGGAGCAAGTCCGCGACGTTGAAGCTCTGCCAAAAGCTCAGCGTCAGAGAGCGGTTTAGTCTGAACAACGACGGTTTCAGCATCGCTCAGCGTCTCAGTCTCGCCGATCTCGGCCACGATGAAGCTCAGCTTGTCGCTGTTGAGCGCCTTCTTGATTGCACCCTTGACCGTGGGGCCGAGAGCCTTCGGAGACGTGATAACGTCCCCCGATATGCTGGCGATTGTCTCGCCGTCTTTTAAGACGTTTCCGCCTTCGATTTCAATGTTCATGTCGTGTGTTGGTTCATCAAGGCTTCATGCCCTGAAATTCTGCGGGTGCCTCGCTGGGCTTTGAAATGTCCTCTTCATCCAACATCGCGACTCCGAGGGCGAGACGCTTGGCGATGTGAGCAATGACGATCTTTTCACCGTCGCGGATGGCTGCCGCGTGCGTGTTGTGCCCATCGCTGCTACGGAAGCTGGGCTTGAGCGGATTGAAGAGCGATTGAAGGTCTTTCTCCCAAACGGTTTTAAACGATGGATTCAGCGCCAGCACTTCCCACGCGGCTCTGACTTCGGCCTCGCGGTTGCGCCTCTGTCCTTCGATTTCTGCGGGTGTCATAGGGAGTATTGCGCGAAGTGGCGAGATTTCACAGACTCGTCTAGTCCAGGATGTCGGGCGAAGAATCCCACAAGATCATCACGCATTGATCGGATCATGCGAAGAATCGCCACCTTGGTAAGCCGGTCATAACCTCCACGAATCAGCGAGTCACGGAGAGGGTGAATCCATCCTTGATGCCATGCCCACCACTCCATTGATTCTGCAACGTGGCCGTTCAGGCAGATTTCTTTTTGGCGCTGGCCGTCGATAAGCGGCTGGATGCCTGCCAATTCGTCATTGGAAAGCGCCGACTTACCCTGCGATTGATACCGCTCAAAAGCTGCGCGCCACTGCTCAGGATTGTAATCGCTAGACTGCTGCATATTGATGAAATGCGGGCCGTTACCGAGCCAGAAAAGGAAGTGTTTCCAGGTCCTGTCTTGTCGAATTTGCCTCTTGGTCTTTTTCATTTGGTCGTGTTGGTGTTTGGTCGTGTGGTCACAATCGTTTCGCCGCGAGTTGCCCCACGGTGTTCATGAATCTAGCGAACTGATAGGTTGCCATTTCCAGAGCGCATTCCTCGTCAGCGTCGGCGGGCAGTGCCACGCGATCCTCAAAGATTCGCTTTTGAAACTTCAGCCGAAACTGGAAGGCGTAGATGCCCTCGCGAAAGGCGTTCAGGACGAGCTTTTTTACGCCGGGAAGGTGCGCCCGTTCGTCTAGGTTGATCACGCAAAGGTCTTTAGTTGGTGCGCTCATGCCATTTCCTCCATCGCTTTCTTAGTTTCATCGACTCCGCCCATGTTCTTTACGGCCTTCGAGCCCTGCTCAAGCATCATTGCGGCCTGTTGAGCTTGAGCGGCTTCGGCGCGGGCTTGGCGTGTGGCTGCCACCTCTTCGCCGTCAAGCATCCACGCGGCAGGCATCCCGTTGGAGCGTGCACGGTCACGGGTAATGCGGTCAAAGTCGTAATTGTCGAGAATGTCTGGGCGCGTCTGCGCGATCACAAGATCAGTTTCAAGCTGGCGTTCAAAGCCGTTCATGCCGAGTTGATCCAGCGCCAGCGCCAGCCGTGAGGAGTAGCTGATAGCAGGGTCAGGAATGACGCCCATGAACTCAGAGACGGGGATGATTGCCTCCTCTGGTGGCTGCTCCAATAGCCCTGCCTCCATCGCCATCGAGAACACGCGCAGAAGGATAGGGTTATGCTTCTCACTGCTCAGACGGGAGAACGCGGGCGAGATGAGCACGATCTTTTCAGCGGCTCGTTCTGCCACTTCACGCGCCGTCATCTGCCGGTCCAATGTGGCAAACATTCGGAAAAGCTCCGCGTGGAACTTCATATTCACGGCCTCCTGCCGCATCTTCACACGATCCACGGCGACGTTGTAATCTCCCGTTTGCTGGATGGGTTTCGGCCAGCGGTCAGACTGGATGCTGCCGGGCATGTAAGTAATGCCGCCAGCGGAAAGGATCAATTCACCCTCCATATCCTCAGGCGCGATCATTGCAGGACGCACGATCTTTTCAGCCGCGCAATCGAGCATCATCTGGAGAAAGTTCACCTGCCGAGTGTCTGCCAGTGCCGCGAAGCCGGGGCCGTAGCCATAGGGCGATTTGCTCGAAAGCGCGGACCATTTCAGATAGCGACCAACAGCGAAAGGGAACGAGTCATAGCCAGACTCCTTGACGACCTGCTTGGATTTCACCTCAACATAGCAGGACGCAAACGCTTTGCCCCATGATGCGTTCCTTCCAGCGCCCTCTGGCCGTTCACTCTCTGGCCGAGGATAAACAGCATGGATAAACTTGTGCTTCTGCTGCGCCTTCTTGTCGTCCTTGAGACAGTCTTTGACATCCTTCGGAAGATTGTCATCACCAAACAAATCAGCGGCTTGCTTGGCCGTAATGTCCATCTCACGGTAGAGCGTGTTCACCTTGCCAAAGCCGTCCTCTTCGATGGCAAACGATCCGAGCGGCAGGGACTCAAATCGGAACTGTCCTTCATCCATCCCGCAGAACATCGCTGATGTGCCGAAGGTGCAATGCGTCAGCAGATCCTCATGGATCTCGGTGTAGAAATTCGAGTTCGCCAACAGTTCACGGATACGCTCAGAGCATCCCGCGAGCCACTGTTTCACGCGGTCATTCCCGCGAAGCTCAAAGATAGGTTTGTAATTGAACCACGATTCATTCGCTGGCGAAGTCCAGGACATGAGCCCCCCCGCCATTGTCATAGCTGCATCTCCCGCAGTCGTGTCAAAAAGCAGAGCCTCCTTTGAGCTTGAAGGCGTTTCGTAAGTCGTGGAGATGCCAGCTTTACGAGGCATCATCAAATCAGCGATCTCCTGCCACTGCGGCTTCCAGACCGATAGTTCAGTGCTCATTCCCTGCCACTGGCGAAGGATGTCAGCGCCACGGGCGGACGATGCCGAGGGCGGTTTAGAGTTCTCCTCCATAGCTGGTCACACCTCCCGAGCTTGCACCAAGTTTTGACTTCTTCCCGAGAGTCGGAGTATTGAACTCGCCCGCGAGAATCGTGTCTTGCAGCCCATTACGACGGCCAGCGTTGCGAATTGCCTCCGCTTCCGGCTCAGGCTCCACGCGAACGGGCGCGGGTGCTGGCGCTGGTTTAGGCGGTTTGGATGCGCCCTTGTGCAAGCGTGAGAGCTTACCGTTTGCGCCGATCAAGTCGGCATCCCAGAAGGGACCATTAAAGTCGATGTGCATGATGGATAGTCTTTAAGGTGGCTTGCGCAAACCTCCGCCGAAGCGGTGCTATCCCATTTCTAAACGATTCAGCGCCCTCCTACAAACGAAAACTTTGCCTGCCCCCGGCGCTTGGGCTTGTCGTCTTCGTCAAGCATCCGGTCAATCATGGGCGTGGCGAGCTTGATGAATCCAGCTTGAACTGCCTCGGCCATGTAGCGCAGGGCATCTGCGGTATGGCTTGAAAAGTCGTGGACTGGCTCACTGGAAATGATCTTGCCGATCTCCACCTCCTTCGTGTGATACGCCTCAAGTGCCTCGATCCCGTATGTCGTCTGCTTTTTCCTGAACACCAGCGACGGGAAAAGCCCTTTGAGCCCATTGATGCCAGTCCAGATGTCCGCCGTGCGTGGCAGAATCACGCAGCTTGTCAGCCCTGCTTTGACTAGTTCGCCGTGCATCGTTGCCCCGCTGTTTTCCGTCCTGCCTGCGTCGTGAGGTAGGAAATGCTTACCGAATGAGTAGCCCTTTCGCAGCATCCATGCCACGCGCTGAGTCGCCGTCTCCACGTTTGGGAGAAGTCCAATATCACAGTCAATCACGCGGATCTCACGGCCCACGACCTGCCAATACCAGACGGAAGTGTTCGAGGGCGCGCCTAAGTCCCAAGAGGTATGGACCAACGTATCAGCCACGGGACAATCACAGATTCGGCCTTCTGCGTAGGCTTGCTCGATCAGCTTCGCATACACGGCCCCAGGGCGTCCAATGTTGAAATCGCACTCCATCTCCTGCGCGTAGGAATCGGCGGATAGCTTGGCTTTCATCGTCGCCAGTGCGTCAGGTGACAGGATGCCGGACTCCGAGGCTTTGAGCATGAGGGCAAACGAATCAGCGTCGCTCTGTGCATTGCAGAACGCCTTGTAGAACGCATTCTTTCCCTTCGGAGTGCCAATGCGGCAGTGCCATCCGTTGTAATCGAGTAGACACGGCAAGATGACGTAATCGAATGCCTGAGCCGGGATGTCGGCATCTTCATCGCTTACAACGCCGTCGAAATACAAGCCTCGCATTCGCTCGTAGTTCTCGCCAGAGTAGAGCCGGATTTGAGCCCGATTCAGGAACGTAATGCGAAGCTCCGACTCGTTCACCTCCGAGCCCGGTATCTTGCCCGCGTAGTCTTTCAGGTATGCCCAGGCAATGTCTTTGGCCTGATCTCGCGTTGGAGCGATGTAGCCATATCGCAGCGGAGGCCCGGGGCGTTTATGCGTCAGAGCGCATTGAATCAGCTTTTGAACGACTGCCACCGTCTTCCCTGCTCGCCGATGCGCGACGAGCACAAGCCACCGCTTCGCCGATTCGAGGAACGCTCGAAACTGTGAGCGAGGGCGGATCTCAATCGTGACCTTCTGCGTTGCCACCGATGATGACTGATACCTCCAGTGAATGACGTTCTGGCTCGTAGAACGCGGCCCCCTTGCCAATCTCGCGCAGTGCTCCGGTAGCGGCTGAAAAGTCGCCAGTCTCGCGGGATTCCTTGGCAATCGCGGCCAGTTCGTCCAGCCACTTGTCCTTGGTCATGTCGAATTTCTTCTCGATGCGGTCTGATACTCTACCGCGCAACTCAACAATCCTGAGAGCAATCTGAGACTCTTTCGCAAGTTTCGGCCCTGTCGTTTCAGCCGTTGATTCAGAGCACTTCCCGCCGCTCACATACTCAGCATAAGCCTGTGAAGCTGGCATGTTCAGCGCCACGGCCTGAGCGAAAGCCTCATGCTTTGGATTCTTCAGTGCTGGCATGGTCGTGAAGGTGCTTGGATTATCCGCAAATGCAAGATTTTACCGACTTTATGGAGATTCTGTCAAGACAATTCATCTGGCGGCATCTCCTTGAATGTGAACGTCGGGCCTGAGAATGCCAGTGG